AAGATTATAATACATTCTTAAATTACTATCTATAACCTCAGGTCCGTCTTTTTCTAATCTGTACCCACCTTCAATAGCACAATGGATAACTACATCAAAATATTTATCTTGAAAATATTCTTTAACTTGCTCTGAGTTTGTTAAATCAACTGTTTGGCGAGTTAAAGGGGTAACATCATATTCATTTTTTAAAGCATTAGTTAAAGATTTCCCTATATAACCGTTTGCTCCTGTAATTAATATTTTCATCTTTTAATTCGTTTTGATTTTTCACTAATATCTACTATCATTTCTTTTTGAATAGTTTCAAAAGGTAACAATGGAGACATTTCCTCTAAGGGTGGAGCAAAAATAGATTCATCTTCTAATATCACACCTTTTACTTTAGGTATGAAGTTCTGTTCAGGATCCATAAACACCTCGATAATGATAGGTCCTTTATACTCTAAATTTATTTTATCTAAATCCTCAATTTTATCAATTCGAGCATAAGGGATTTTAAAGCCATAAGCAATTCTTTCAAATTCCGGTAGTAAAACACCCGTACTAGAATCTACGGAATTGTAACGTCCGTTAAAAAATAATTTTTGAGTATGTTTAATCATTAAATACCCATCATTATTGAAAACGAATATTTTAACTGGAAGATTGTGTTGGACAATTGTTTGTAATTCCTGTAGGTTCATCATTATACCCCCATCACAATTTAAACAAGTAATTAGTTTATTAGGTTCAGCAAACGCTGCTCCAATAGCATAAGGTAAACCAACTCCCATTTCACCTAAACCTTGACTGGTGAACATGGTTTGGTTTTCTTTTAGATGACCTGCTTGATGACCACTCAACAAACCAGTACCCATATCAGTAACTATAACTTCATCATCTGATAATTGTTGAGTTAAATGATTTACAAAACTGTATGAATTAACGTATTTATCATCTTTATAATCATCATTGATTATAGGATATTTATTACGATAATAGTCACACTTGTTTTTCCATTCACTAATATTTGGTTTAATCTTTGTAATATTTTCTAATAATTTATCTAAAACAAAACTTACATCATGATTATACTTAATTGTTCTTTCGTATTTGTTTAGTTCTAATTCATCTATATCAACTACTACAATTTTAGCACCTCTAGCAAATTGACTGAAATCATATCCTACTTGGGGTAAAGCTAATCTACTACCTAAAACCACTATTAAATCAGCATTTTGGGCTATAAAATTAGCTGCTCGTTGACCATACAAACCAAATCTACCATAATTACTAGAGTGGTTAGTTGGTAATAAATCAATTCCTGACCAGCTTAATGTTGTTGGGATTTGTGTTGTGTTTATAAATTGTTTAAACTTATCTTTAGCACCACTTAATTTAATTCCCATACCTCCTAAAATAAGAGGTCGTTTAGACTCATTTATCAATTTAATAATATCATCAGCATAATTATAAGCATCTGTTATTCTTAAAGATTTATTAGAGTAATTACGGAAACTTTTAAATTTAATTTTCTTTGCTTGAGAATCTAAAGGAATATCTAACCAAGTTGGTCCTGGTCTTCCTGTTATACTAATATTGTATAACCTTTCTAATTCGGATTGGATAGAAGTTGGATTGGTTAACACATTACTATATTTAGTAACATTTTTAACCATTTCATAAGCACTAAATCCTTGAGTACCATACATTCTTAAATTCTTATGAATATCAAGGTATGTACTTGGTTCTTGACCTGAAAGTATAAATCCGGGAATTGAGTCTGCCCAGTTACTTATTACTCCAGTTATTGCATTACTAGCTCCTGCTCCTGCTGTTACAATGGCTGCCGACATCTTACCTGAGGCTCGATAGTAAGCAGCCATTGCCATAATAGCAGCTTGTTCGTGATGTGTACAAATAATTTTTGTGTATCCTAAATTTTGAATTGAATCGAAAATATGAGAATTAGCAGAACCAATAATACCAAAAACAGTATCTATTTGTTTATGCTTTAAAAACTCAGCAACAACATCACTTACTTTAATCATAATTTATTTACTAAAAAATTCTTTAATTTTATCACAAACGTAATCTACATCCTCAACAGTCATTCCGTGGTGTGCACCTAACAAGAAACCATTTTTCATAATAGTATCTGCATTCTGGAAATCTTGTAAAAATTCTCTATAAGCAGGGTGACGAGTTACGTTACCAGCAAATGTTACACGAGTTTGAATATTATTATCTTCTAAGAAATTAAGTAATTCAAAACGTTTTTCTGTTTGTAGAGGAATAGCTAACCAATTTGGTTGGATTGAATCATCTGGTAGAATTAAGTCACCTACACCTTGAAGATTTTCAATGTAACGTTCAATATTTTCTCTTCTAATTTGTGAGAATTTTTCAAAACGGTGCAATTGAACTAATCCAAAAGCAGCATTCATTTCACAAGCTTTCATGTGGTAACCTAATACACTATATAAAAATTTATGGTCGTAAGGAATACCGTCTACATTGTGATTAAAGCGATCATCCATAATTTCCGAATCATCACCCAAACGACCCCAGTCTCTGTATTGTAGACACTTAGTAACGTGTTTTTTATCATTAAACATTACCATACCACCAACACCACCGGCTGTAATTACGTGTGAGGCATAAAAACTAGTTGTTGCTACATCTGTTTCTAATGTTTCAGTAATTGTATCAGCTGAATCCTCAATCAAAATAATATCAGTTCTACCTAACAATTTAATTTCTTGACGTAAACGTTTCCAATCTGGTTTGTTACCAATTAAATTAGGTAACATAATTGCTTTTACATCAGGAGTAATAGCTGCTACTACTTGATCAATATCCGCTACATAATCTGTTAAACCTACATCTACAAATTTTGGTTTGTAACCAAGTTGTAAAATTGGGGCTAATGTAGTTGAAAATGTACAAGCAGGAGTAATAATTTTACTTCCTTTAGGCAAATCCAAAGCAGCAATTGCTAATAAACAAGCTGATGAACCTGAGTTAACAAATACACCAAATTTCTTTCCAAAACGTTTAGCAATTTTTTCTTCAAATTCTACTGATTTAGGGCCCTGTCCACCTAACCATCCAGAGCGTAGGGCTTCTTCTACGGCTTTAATTTCTTCTTCTCCATAAGATTCAAACTTATAAGGAGCGTACCATACTTTTTTCATATAATATTATTATGTTTAAAAATGTTTGTGATTGTGTTAACTATATTTTGTTCGTAATTTACGTAATCTAAGGCCAATTTCCAATTTTTATCAATTATTTCTTTTCTATTTTCGTAATAACTTTCATTTAGTTGATTGGTTATGTAAACCAAATCATCTACGTTATTAAACGTTATTATACCGTCTATATCAAAATAATCTCCTATATTTGAACATCCCCAATAAATCGGAATTGTCTTCAATAAAAAACAATCCAATATTTTTTCAGAAAAATACCCTCGATATGAAACATTTTCAATTACTACTCCAAATTGTGAGTCACCAAATATAAATTCTTTACCTAAACGAGCATCCTCAATATTGTTTCTATCACCATAGGTTTCATAGAACTTAGTAGGTATATTGAATTCATTTTTACGAGCAGTTACTTGATGTCTTAAAGAATGACCATAAGTTTTAAGTAATTTACCTTGTAAATGGGATAATTGAAATGTTTTATTATGGTCTTTTTCATATTGGTCTGGTTTTAACCAGGTATGTCCAAATGGTTGAAAAACAGCATTTTCACAATTATTTAATACTCTATCACTTTGAGTTAAAATAATATCAAATAAATCTTTATTTTGAATAGTCCAATCATGTAAACCAAAATATTCATTTGGTTCCTGGAATGAAATAATATTGATTGAGGATAATTCCTCTTGTGATTGGGGAGCTGTTTCTACAAATAATGAAAAATCTAAATGGGATAAATGTTGGAGCTTATTTTCAAAATTTTTACTATCAAAATGAGCTGCTTTTATTTTCATAACGTTTCATAAAACTGGTTTTGTATTTCTTGTTTTTCTATTGACTTTGGATGAATTAAAGCTAACTCATCTACTGCTGGTAATACTGTAAAATATTTATGTCCTTCAATTACCTCATGAACTGCATTTCTCCATTTAACATCAGGGGAATTTCTATAAATTCTAGTCTGATAATCAGGCCAATTAACTCGGTTGTTTTCATATCTCCAACCCCATTTCTGTATATGTTCTTGGGTGATACCACTTACGGTATTAATTCTAGGAACATAATATAGATCAACTTCGGGGTTAGCCTCAATAATTTGAGGAAGTAATTCTAACATTTCAGGAGCAATCAATTCATCTGCATCTATTTGGAAAATAAATTCACCTTGACAATGTTTTTTCAATTCATTTTTATATGATGCAAAATCTTTATTAAGGGGATAAAACCAATGTTTAATTCCTTTTCCAATAATAACACTCAATACATCTTCAGTATAGTTATCTTGATCAATCTGGATGACTATTTCATAATTAGGAGCTAAAGCTCTGTCTTCTAAATGTTCCAACAGAGCTTCTAATTCCTTTACTTCATTGCAAACGGTAATTGCTAAACTAATCATTCTGGTAATACCCCAATGTATGAAAGAGCTTCCATATAATCACGTTCAGGGAAATGAGATATTGTAGTCATATCCATTCTCCATTCATAATATTTACCTGGTTGGCCTGGAATTGGGTATTTGGTTTTTTCTTCCTCTAGTACTGGAACTGCTTTAACAGCACTCCACATCCAGTTTTCTGAATTATTTCCATTAGCAAATATCATACCTTGTTGAGGTAAATTAATTGCTGATGGCATCCATTTTTTCCCATCTTCATCTGTATAAAGTAAATCTTTATACAATTCAGGTAAGGTTTCAATTTGTTCTTCATAAAAAGTTTCACCTTCTTTCATTAAAGAGTTAGTTTGGAAACCACACCCATAACAAAAATATGTTTTGATATCAGCATTTACTTCATCAACATAACAAGCATCTGAACCACAACGAGGGCATATTGTTAAATTATCCATTTTTTATTTCAATTTTTTTAGGTAATTCGATTTTTTTCAATTTAGGTAATTCAAGTTTAATCTCTTTAGGGAATTCAGGAACATATTGGGTTAAATAATTACCAATTAATTCTTTCATTTTATCAAAATTAAACATTGTTTTACTTCTGAATGTTTGACGTTTTGCTCCATCAATGTACTTTTTATAGTTTTCAAATACATCTTTTAGTGATGTTCCTACCTCTGGTTGATTAGGAGAAAACCATTGAGCATCTTGTATTAAGAATTGATTTGCTGTACTTGGATGTACATTAGTCAAAGTACCATTAATTGGATAAATAAATTCTGGATTTAAAAAATCCATATGGCCTGACCAGTTTGTAGCTATAATTGGTTTTTTAACTAAACTAAATTCAAGTAATGGACGACCAAAACCTTCACCTTTAGTTAAACTAACCATAGCTTTTACTTTAGGGTGATTATACAAATGATTCATTTCCTCATCTGTAAATTCACCATGTAACAAGTAAATGTTAGGTAAAGTTTGAGCCTCAACTGTATCTTTAATTTGTCTTATTTTGTGAAGAATAGTTTCTCTATCTAAATAAGATGAACCAGCACCTGAGGATTTCATAATTAATGCAGGAGCATTTCTTTTGTTTTTAAATACCTCTAAAAATGCTTTTACTAATAAACCAACATTTTTTCTATCCTCACCTAAATCCCCTTGCATCCAGTGACCTACAAATAGATAAGCAAATGATTCAGGAAGTACATCTAAATCACATACTAAATCACTATCAGGTAACTCTTCATCAGCCATCTCAAAGTATTTAGTTAAATCTGCTCCTTCAAACAATACTTCAATAGGTTTTTCTAATTGCAGAACACCTTCTTTTTGTTTAGTTTGTTCATTTACTTTTTCAAATTTACTATTTTTAAATACTTCTGCTGAGTGATTAGAAGAAACAATAACTAAGTTCATTCTATTACATCCCTCAATCCACTCAGGGATAGCTACTGTTGTTTCAATACCAGCTGTAAAACCAATATTAAACTTTCCAATAGGTTGGAATTCATTAGGAACAGTTAATTGAGCCCAAATTTCGGGTTGTTTTGGTAACTGTGGGGTAAGTAAAAAATGTTGTTCTAAAAACTTCCATTCAGGATTATCGTTAATAAATCCCCAAGGACAATCACCCCATCTTTGAGGTAAAATTTTTACATCATACTTATCAAGTTCAATAATTGATTTAACCAAATCACGAGAACGTGCTCCATACCCACTATAGGTATCAATAGGACAACTTATTACAAATAACGGTTTCATTAATAGATTAATTTATGATTTAAAGTTCTTTTTTTATGAGTAGTAGCATTAATTAACTCATAGTTTTTTCTAGGAGTCCATGTTTCAAATAATTTATCGAAACATTTAATAACACGGTTAGCTTGGTGTACTGAAGTAAATCCGGCTTCATCACTTACAGCCCATTGTCTACCTGCTAGACCTGTTTCTTTACGGGTTTCAGAATCCATTTGATAAATAGTCATAATCTGATCCGCAGCATCTTCTGGTTCGCATCTATCATCAAAGATGTAAGGGGTTGGAGGAGAACCTACAATTGAACGAGAGGTAGGATATACTGGAAATGCCCATTTACCATGTTTTTTGTATGTACCTCTATGGTTTGAAGGAAAGTTTTCATCAAAATCAATCCAAGTACCATCTTCAAATTCAAAACGCATTTGATCTTGCATACCACCTGTTACGTTAGCAATAATTGGTAAACCACACAACATAGCTTCTGTTAAACTTAATCCCCAACCTTCATTAGATGTTAATAAGATTTGAGCATCAGACATATTATAAAGATAACTCATTTGTTGAGCGCTTGCTCTTAAATTAGTAAAGAATATGTTGTTAGAATATTCTTCCCCAAAAAACAAATCAATTACTGCCGGTAAATCAGTACCATGTTCACTAACGTGTTCCGTATGAAGCATTAAGGCACATTTTTTAGCTTGTTCTTTAGGTAATTTATCTAAAAATAATCTAAAGGCCATTAATGTGTCTGGAATTTGTTTACGGCGAATATTTCTTGAATTAAAGAAAACAATAAATTCGGGATTGGATTTTCCAAAAATATGCTTTTTTAATGAAACTATTTCAGGATGATTTTTATCCATAGGTTGGAATATTTCATCATTTAATCCATGAGGAACATATTCAATAATTCTACTATCGGCTTTTTCACCTAATACTAATTTATTAATATTAACTGTTTGTTTAGAAATACCCATCAATAAATCACAAGCCTCATAATATGGTTTGTTGTATAAAGGAGCAGGGTAGTCATCCCAAATATTTAAATAAGTAATAGGAATTTGTTTACGTATTTCATTTTCAATTTGGAATAACCATACAAAATAACGTGGATCTGTAATCAACATAATTGCATCTGGTTGTTCTATTTGAATAATTTGTCGTAAAATATTAGGATCTCCATATCCATCAACAGGATAAGCCATAACATAAGAATCCTTTATTCCAGCATTATTGTTAGTGTCTTCACACAAGTCTAATTTTCTACCTTTTTCGGGATGTGAAATGGCTCCTGCCATATTAACCCATTTAAAATGGTGTGCTGTTTGAATTACAATTTCTCTTGCAACTGTTGCTATACCTGAATGAACTCTAATGTCATCACAAATAAGCAAGATCTTTTTCCTTTGCTCAGGAGGCAAATAACCAAATTTATCTTTCATGTAACTTAATTTTAATTTTTAATTTCTAAATTGTTGTGGGAATGTACTTTTTTACGAAAATCTTCATCTGTAAGATACAAATGAATAGTGCGGTCGGCAAGTTTTTGTAAAGAAAATTTGTACTTAACACAAGCAATTTTGAAATCCTCGAATAACTCACTCTGTACTTTCACAGAGGTTAATGTCATATCCTTTTTATTTGTCATAGCTTTTATTAATTTGTTATATATAAATATATCGGGATTCCCTAAGATACACCAAATTGACAAAGATCTTTGCGATCTTTAAAAGGACAGAAAGTACAATTCCATTTATCTGGTTTGGGTTCAAATTTAGTATCTTTAAAAGATCCATCATTATTAAACACACTTTCAATAAATGAATTAATTGTATTAGTTGCTTTATTTATTTTTACTTTACCGCTTGCTGGAACGTATTCTTGGATTCTTGATATTGGATATGGAGATTCTTCCCATATTTTTCTTTTAACAATAAAGAATTCCACATCAATATCGTCTTCAGGTACCCCAAACTGTTGACTATAAAATTTCTTATAAAGAACTAATTGGAGTTGTTTAGTTTCATCTTTTTTAGTTTTATCGTCCCAACCTTTAGTAGATGTTTTAATATCCATAATTTTGAATCTGTTGGTTGGTTCGTGATAAAAAACAACATCCAAATAACCTTTATATAAAATATTTTTAAAACCAGGGTGTGGATTTAAAACAATAGGTACTTCACATCCTACTAAATACCAACCTCTTTTACCAAAATACCCACCTCGTTTTTTCTTAATAAAATTAAGAATTTTTAAACCATCCTCATAATATTCTCTTAATTCAGCAGGGTCCGTAAAGTGAGTTTTACCATTCTTTTTATAATCAGATTGATAATTTTCTCTAATACGTTCTTCAAAATATGATTCTATATCAATTCGGTCAGCGGCGGCACCACTTTCTTCATATATAGTTGTTATATAGTGTTGTAATGCCTCGTGCAGAGATGTTCCAAACAGGGTATGTATAGAGGGTTCATATGTGTAATAACCGTCTCTATACTGCAAAGCCCATTTGTGAGGACAACCCAAAAACATAGAAACCTGGCTATAAGAAATTGCTTTTTCCCAAGCATAATTAATTTCTTTAAGGGGTTGTTTTCGGATTTGTTTTACTATTGCAGGTATTTTTTTCTTTTTAGCCAAAACTATTTTTTTCCTTTAAGCATTTGGATTGTTTTCTCCAAATAAAGAGCTAAATCCATTGCTTCTTCTTTTGCGTGTTGTAAATAATCAATTACCGATAGATCAGTTCTATCTAGGGTATTATTATATTTTTCTTTACCCATTTTGGCTCGGGTAATATGTTCGTCAATAACTGAATCTACAATTGAATCTGTTTTGGAAATTGTTCTTGTGTTTAAATTTGGAGTATCAAATGTTACTCCATAAACCTCGCTATTTTTTGTCATTTAATTTCTTTTAATAATTTTTTAATTTCTTTTTCATCAACACCTGATTTTTCTAAGATGTGCTCTATTCCCTCTTTTTTCAAAATGTAAATATAATCCTCTGCCTCACCTAATGAAACTGTATAATAGTCAGCAATACATTTAAGTATTTTTTCATTAGATTTCTTTTTAGAATCTTTTACATATTTTAACCAAACGTTATTTTTAGGTATCATATTGCAGTAAAATTGGTATATTTTTTCTTTATCATTTTGAGGTAAAGTTTGAGCAAAATTAGCTACCTCAATATAAGGTTCATACATACTAATGTATCTATGAACCATATAAGGGTTAAATTGCTTTTGGTCATCCTCATTAAATGAAGACCATTGTTTCTTTGTTCCTGTAATTTCTTTAAGCCAATCAAATATCGTTACCGCCATATTCTTTTCTTAATTCCTTAGGAAGTGTTTCAAGTAAAATTTCTCCACTTTCTACATCATAAAATACTGGAATTGGGATAAGGGCATCTTCATCTGCTCCTACTACAAAGCGAGATACTTTACGTAAGATAACTCCTTGACTCCAAATTTTACCTCCTGATGGAGTTTCTACGGATGTGGTTTTAGATAAATCGATGTTTAGGTTCATTTGGTTATTTTTCATATTCTTTTATTTAGTTTTAAAGTTTCAATAATTCTGGAGATAGCTGACATAAAATTAATTTCTAAATCAACTCTAAAATTAGATTGATAAAGACATTCATTTATAATAACTGCTATTTGACCCTCACAACCAACAGCATATTCGTTTGTACACTCATATAGGTGTTTATAAACGTCTTCAAATGAAGAAACATCGTTGTCTGCGATAATTTGTCTAATATTATTAAATGTTTTATTAGATGGTTTCTTTAATTCATCTAATATTTTACTTTGAACATTTTCATTTTTACCCAAAGTAGTAGGTAATGTAAGTTTACTATCAACAATATATTTCTGACAATCGTTAATAATTTTTCTAAAATCAGGATATGAACTATTTACTATTGCAGCTAAATCTTCTAATTTAAACTCAATATTTTCCTGATTTAGGATCTCATAAACATGTTTAGCAACTACCTTTTTAGATGGAGGAGTTAATTTAAACTCTTGTAATCTACTTCTAAGTGGTGGAATTAATCTTTCAGGATAGTTACCTGTCAAAATAAACCTAGTAGTTAAACTATATGTTTCAATCATATTCAAAAGCAATACTTGGGATGCTTGTAGAATGTGAGTTGATTCATCCAAAATAACAATTTTCAAAGGTTTAAAACCACGAGCAGAAGCAAATGAACCAACTTTTTCTTTAATATCGTCCATACCTCTATTTTCAGTGGCATTTAGATAAATAAAATCACAATCAATACTATTAACTAATATTTTAGCTAAAGTAGATTTACCTGAACCTTGTAGGCCGAAGAAACCTAAATGGGGGATGTCTTGATTGGTGATGAATTCTTGAATTTTTTCACGAATCTGATCATCACAAATATAAGTGTCGAGTGTTTTGGGTCTATATTTTTCTACAAATATAGTATGTTCTTTAATAATCGCCATAGATATTGTAACGTTTTGGTTCTGGTTCTTTAATTTCTACTTCTTGTGGTAATATAGCATACAATTTACCTTCTTCCAAATTCAATCGGAAAGCTTTAGGTTTAAGTGTAGCCATCTGATACCATGCTTCTAAAGCATCTGTTATAGATTTTTGAACTTCGTTAACATTACTTACCTTCCAATTATCTCCTGGAGGTACACGGTAAGCGATTTCAATTAATTTTTCTTGGATTTCTGTTTTGCTCATAACTTAATTTGTTCTTTAAAATAAGGCAGTAAAGCCTTATAGGAATAATTTATTACTACTTTATCTGCTTTTTGTAAACCAAAATATAAATCATGATGTTCACTAACAGCATCCGGGACAAAAAATACTTTAACAATAGTATAATTCATTTCCCCAATAGAAATCATTTTACCTATAAGACTTACTGCATCTTGCATAATTGTGAATTTACATCATTCCCATCATATCTCCAAACCCACCGTCATCTTTCTTTTCTTCGGGTTTGTCAACTACAACAGCTTCTGTCAATAATACGGTTCCGGCTACTGATACTGCATTTTCAAGTGCTGTACGAGTTACTTTAGCTGGATCAATAATACCTGCTTCTTTCATATCTACAAATTCATCTGATTTTAGATTATAACCAGTCCAATATTCAGCGGTTCTAATCTCATTTACAGCATGGTAAATATATTCCTGATCAATACCAGCATTTGTTAAAATTTTCTTAAACGGTGCACCACAGGCTTTATAAACGATATCAGATCCAATATTAATTCTATCAATATGTTCACGAGCATGTAATAAAGCAGCTCCACCACCTGGTACGATACCTTCTTCAAGAGCAGCTTTAGTAGCTTGTAAAGCATCATCAACACGGTCTTTTTTCTCACGCATTTCAGATTCAGTAAATCCACCTACGTGTACAATTGCTACACCACCAACAAATTTAGCTAAACGTTCTTGTAATTTTTCACGTTCATAAGGAGAAACAGCATTATCAATTTGTGATTGAAGTTCTTCAATACGTGATTGAATTTTATCAGCATCTCCTTTACCATCAACAATAGTTGTTTGATCTTTACCTACAGTAACAACACGTGCTTGACCAAACCAATCCCAACTGAATTTGTCTAATTTCATACCTTTTTCGGCACTGAATACTTGACCACCAGTCATAATAGCAATGTCTTCAAGTAATAGTTTTCTACGATCTCCAAAATCAGGAGCTTTAATAGCAACTGTTTTCAAAATACCACGAGCCTTGTTTACAATCAAAGTAGCAAGTGCCTCACCATCAATATCTTCAGCAATTAAAACTAAAGGTTTGTTTTGATTTGAAACTGCCTCTAAAATAGGTAATAATTCTTTTACAGTAGTAAATTTCTTATCAGCAATCAAAATGAAAGGATCATTGATAGTAGTACTCATTGAATTATTATCTGTTACAAAGTAAGGTGATTTATAACCTCTATCAAACTGCATACCTTCTACTGTTTCAAGATATGTTTCACCGTTTTTGGATTCTTCAATAAACACAACACCTTCACGACCTACTTTCTGCATTGCGGTAGCAATTAACTCACCTACTTCAGGGTCATTGTTTGCTGAGATGGTAGCAATTTGTTTAAGTTGTTCTTCTGATGTAATGTCTTCTTTGATTTCATCATGTAAGGCTCCAATTACTTGTTTTACAGCAGCATCCATCTGTCTTTTAATCTCAACAGCATTACGATCATTACTCAATTCTAATAATCCTGCTTTAATCATTTCAGATGCTAACAATGTGGAGGTAGTAGTACCATCACCAGCTAATTCAGCAGTTTTAATAGCTGCTTGTTTAACCATTTGAACACCTACTTCCTCGATTGGATGTTCTAAAGTAATTGATTTTGCTACAGTAACACCATCTTTTGTAGATTGAGGAACACCCCCATTTGCTATAACTACATTTCGACCGTTAGGGCCTAAAGTAGCAGTTACTGCATTAGATAATTTTTCAATACCTTCTGCTAATTTTTTACGTCCCTCTGGACCAAATTCTATAATTTTGCTCATATTAACTAATTTTTGCTAAAACATCATTTTCTCTACCAATCCAATACTCTTCACCTTCATATTCAAATTTAGTGAATCCCATTGTAGGTAATACTACAACATCTCCTTCTTGTAAAATAGTATCTATCCAAGTTCCAGTAACTGAATAGTGTCCTTTTCCTACAGATACAACTTTACCTGTTTTATTTTTCTCATTCCCTAAATCAGGGACAATAATTCCACCGTAAGATGTTTCTTCTATCTCTACGGGTTTTACGATAAGTGCGTTAAAAAGTGCCTCTAATGCCATATTAAATATTAATTGTGTTTGTTAAATTGTTAATAATTGATGTATATTCTTCAATATATCCTTGTATTGAATCATATGATTTACTATTTACTTTATCTTTAGCAATGGATTTTAAAGCAGCAGCTAAATTACTGTAATGACCAATAATTTTAGTGTATTCTTTACCTGAATTGCTGTAACGAGAATCAGGAATAATTCTAATGTTTACAGTCATACAGTTATCATCCATTGAGATGAAGTAGGGTTCCATTACAGGATCATTAATAAAACGTGTGTATTCTTTTTCAGTACTCATAACCGTAATATACGAAATATTTATTGCTTCTCCAAATTTTCTTCAACAGAAGGTAATTCATTTGTTGGCTCATCCTCAATAATTTGAGCCTCTTCAATTAAACGACAAAACCAATACAAACCATCTCGTCTAAAGACGTTTGTTGTATTTGTGTATCCTTTAAATAGATTTGTATCTATTCCTGTATGCTCAGGAATTTTACGCTCGACTGTATACAAGTCGTCACCAACCTTAATTAATTCAAAACCCATAATTTGTAATAAATATATTAATTATAATTCTTTTGCAACTAAATAGTATTCACTTTTAATAATTCCGTTATCAAAAGCAAGTTTCATTACTCCATCTAAATTAATCCCCATAACACAATTGGCTACATCCTTATTACAATACATAATTTCTTTAATCAAATTAGAATTATAATGAACTTTAAACATTGGAGGTAAGTCATGAGTTGTAATATCTGGTAGGTAAAATGATACTTTATTTGAATGTTCAATATTACCACCAAATAACATTTCTAATTGCATTTCCATAGTAGCTGCGTTTATAACGGGTTGAAACACAACTGTATCAGTATCCGCGAGAGCTGATTTTGCTCGCACTATAGCGTTTATACTTTCGTTATCTAACGTAGCCTCAATGTTATATTGGTCATCACCAACATATTCACCTGATTTGGGAATAATCATTAGGTCTGCCAAAGCATAGTTTAAAGTAAATTGATTATCAGAAACAATAAGTTTGGTAATCATTTTATGTTGTTTTTGATACTCTAGATTTAAATAACCATTTGTAATAGCAAGCAACTTATTTAGTTGAGTAGTGTTACTAATACCAATTGCTGAATCCTCTAATTCAAAGTTATCACAAGTTACAACCCCAATCATTGTTTTATCTGGAGCGGTAAACTTGATAGTTAATTTATTGTCTTGAATGTCCCATTTAACTGCCTCATTCATTCCATTTAAGTAATACTTGGAAATAATACTTTGTAAGTCTGCTTTATTTATCATCTTTAAAATTTAAAAAATTTGTTTATGTTTTGGTTTAATACTACTGCTCCCCATCCTAAATCGGAATATAATGACTCTAATTTGTTTTTCAAAACTCCATCAAACAATCCATCTCTATCTATGTATTTTTCAGCAAATTCTAATAAATCAGGGGCATCATTATAACCATTTAAAGCAATAACATCAATTCTATAAGGATTATCTTTTAAATAAACAATATAAATTTTATCACCTATTTGAAATACGGGATATTTTTTATCTAATCCTTTAAAACGGAGTAAATCATTTGTAAAGATTGCTGCTTTTGTATTAATTGGACATTTATTACCTAATTTAGAAAATACCTCACCAGCTCTTGGAGGTGATGAAATATATTCTTTTAATTTCTTTAAACCTGTTGGTTTAAGAATTTGTTTCCAATCAATTGTTCTTAATGATGTTCTAAAATCAAGTATTTGTTTATCAATATCTGTTTTAGGTTTACCAAACATAATTTCATTAATAAGATGTTCTCCAAACTTTCTAAACAATGGTGGGAAATTTGATTTCATCAAATCTAATCCCTTAACATCTAGTTCATCTGTTGGAACACCTTCTTTATTAACAATATGTTGGGCGTATCTCCTCTTACCTGCAAAATAACCTCTATCAAGTACAACCTCTTGTTTCAATTCAAAGTAATGAGGTTCATTAGGATATTTAACATTAAATAACTCTTGTACTAAAACATGTAAATTATCATTTGCTAATTTTTGTACCTCAGTAGCTACTTGTAATACTTCTTTTACAATTGTTTCTTGGTCTGCAGTAGCTAATTCTGGTTTACGAGATAAGATTAGATCTTTAACTTGAATAAATAATGAGTCGGTATCTGAGGTGACAATATAATCTTTATTATCAGTACCTAGTTCCTTATTCATCCACTCGTTTACAAATTTAATTGATTCCTGAGTAAGTCTCTGTCCTGTAAGCGTAATAGCTTTACTAATAAATTTATTACCATCAGTGTATCTCCAACCATTAATAGCAAATACACCATAAACGTCATTTAATTTAATTTTATAAGCATGTTGTCGTTTATCATAAAACGCTCCCATTACAGGGTCTTTATCAACTTTATATGCTTGTTTCATTAAACGTTTATATTCTTGACGTTTAGCAAACCAATCAGCTAAAATTTCACATACAACACTTAATTTATCTTTACGGAACATTACTCCAGGTGCAGAAATATACAAATCATTCTTTTCAATAATGTTTATTAATTCACTTACTTTAATTTTAGAGGCAGCAATTGTTCTATCTTTTCTAATTTTTTCAATATCAACAATTTTTTCAGGGTCCATTTGTTTTAATTCTTTTAATGACCACTGATTGTCAAATTTGCCACTATGAACAACTCTACCTACTAATGTTTCAATCCCCATATTAAGTGAACGAATAATTGAAGGATACAATGAAGTAAAGTCTAAGTCAATAACCCACTCATATAAACCAGGTACTGGATCTTTTAAATAACCACCAGCATATTCAGCCAACAATACTATTTCTTCATATTCATCTTTTGAGATATTACCTTTTTCATATTCATACTTGGCTTTTTTAACACTAATATCTCTTAAACCTGGGTTGTAAGTAGTTGGTTTGTTTGGTGAAACTATTCTTTTACGTTTTAGATAAGTTAAAATAGCTCCATCATTTAATATAGTTGAATAATAAATTGTATCAT